CCCCCCCCACACCCAAAGGGCTTCTTAGTGCCCTCATGACGACTCCATTAAACTAATTTTTAGGTTCTTTGAAGTACATAATAGTCTGCAAACCCAGACGATACTGACCCTCAGTACCATCATCATTAGCCACGGCCAATGGACGCGACGCCCAACAGATGAAAAAAACCTTTTCAGTGCATGACGTAGACGACGTAGAGTCATAACGAAGTTGTCTGTTCAATGGAAAATAAAATTCTTTCATTGACCAAGCAGACTTGCCAGCTTCATATGTTAATGTGTTTGTTGTTGTAGGATCATTGATTTCAGACAAGACAAAACGTTTGTGTTTCATTACAACGTATTCGTCAGTGTTGATGTCACCGTAGGAACGTGACAAACCGTTACCGGAAGGCTTGCCAAGTTGTTGAGCACGGCCATTGCCGTAAGCACGAAAGATGTCAGAAGCAGTGACGGCATTCTTTGATCGCCCTGCGACAATTGCCCAATTGAATACTATTGGCGCGTCAAGAAAATTTCGAACGAGCATTCGAATTTTGAATCCGCGACAGTTGATCACGTAACGTTCCCTTTCATTAAGTGCGTCACCTAAAGCAACGGCAGTTAAATCATAGGACTCTAAGGCTTGAGTACCTTTCGATACGTTCTCAATACTAGTATTTTCTACGCGTTTGGTCGTACCCTCGCCGACGCGCTGACCAACATTTGAACGGCCGAAACGGAACGTTTTGCCGCCAGATGCTCCGTAGACACGACCGACCCGGCGTGACTTCCTACGCGGGCTTGGACTTAACACGATTGCTCGTTTAGGTGTCAAACGCCGGCGAGCATACAGCGGCCTACGAGGGCGCCTACGTGTGTACATTCTGTACGAAGGCATCGTAGATTTGAATCGATCGTTATATAGATCAGGGTAATCCCGTTTCCACCGGCCGAGGTACCACGAACCAAACTCGCGCGCAGTTTCAGCTTTCGACAATCCGACTTTGCCTTTTATGATTTTATTCCAATTCACCTTCATCTCATAATATGAGCTTAGGCTTAGTATTACCCTAAGCTCACTTACATCCCAATCCCAAAATGCAAGGAAAGTACTGGTGCTTTACGCTTAACAACTATCTACCCAACGATATCGACCATCTGAATGCTTTGGCTCCTTCTGTTGATTATCTTGTATTCGGAGAAGAAATCGGAGAATCAGGTACCCGTCATCTTCAGGGCTACGTCTGTTTTAAGACGAACCATCGTTTGGCTGCAGCGAAACGTGCGCTGTGTACTCGTCCTGGTATTCATTTGGAACGCAAAGTTGCAAACAGTACCCACGAACAAGCAGCTGATTATTGCAAGAAAGATGGCAGTTTTACGGAGCACGGTCAGCTCCCGACCAGTGAACAAGGTAAAAGAACCGACTGGGATCGATACATCGATTGGGTCAAGAATCTTGGAAGACTACCGTCGCAACGTGAACTCGTTGCCAACTTCCCTGGTCTATTCGCCAGGTACTACAGGGCATGTTATTCTATTGCGAGGAACGTCCTCCCGCCCATTGATTTCGTCGGAGAGCAGGAACCCCGCCTCGGATGGCAGCTAACTGTCTGTGCGATTATTCAACAAGAGCAGGCGCACCAGCGTCGCATTCACTTTGTTGTTGATGAAGAAGGTGGGTCCGGCAAGAGTTGGTGTACCAGGTGGGCTCTTTCCAAGTTCCCAGAAAAGGTGCAAGTGTTTCGCATCGGAAAACGTGACGACATTGCTTTTGCGATCGACGAAACTAAGAGTGTGTTTTTATTTGACGTCCCACGCGGAGAGATGATGTATCTACAATACTCCGTGCTGGAGGCATTGAAGGACCAGATTATCTTCAGTCCGAAATACGAGAGTGCATCGAAGACTTTGATGCAATGTCCGAATGTGATTGTGTTTTCTAATGAGGAACCAGATATGACGAAGTTAACTACTGATCGTTATAATGTAATTAGGGTGGATGGATAGGTGCCGGGCGTATTCGGTTTACTCAATAGACGAGGCACCGAAAGGAAGGAGGGAGACCCCCCCCCACACCCAAAGGGCTTCTTAGTGCCCTCATGACGACTCCATTAAACTAATTTTTAGGTTCTTTGAAGTACATAATAGTCTGCAAACCCAGAC